TGTCTGACATGCTTCTGAAGGGCATCTTCAGCTTGTTCTTTTGTCCAGACAGTGTATTGCCTAATATCACGGCCAGTAGAACCATAACCAATAGTCCAAGGGTCGCCACCAGTAGCGGGGTCAGGATAAGCGCAACAATCACCATTAGGAAGACGTTTAGCGTAGCCTTCAAAGGGTTTGATGAGTACGTTTGTGGCAAGCTCAATCGCTTCATTCACTTGTACTTCTCTATGCTGCGACCAACAAACCAGAAGGTGAGCACCATCGTGAACAAACCAAAGTCATCTTCATCCCAAGTCTTAACTAAGACTTCTGCCCAGTTCGCACCCGTTTGAAATGCAAGAACAAGCGAAGCCGTCTTGACTGCTGCGTACATAGCAAATAGTGCCCAGGTGATTCCTGGACGTACCAGTGCTGAGATTCCAGCCACAAACTTACCTGCTGCTTTAGCCGTTTCAGCCTGTTCTTCAAAGGCCGATTTGATCGTATCGAGTTGCTGAACACTGTAGTCAACATACTTTTCCTCCATACGATACTGACCTTTGAGCTTCTCAAGATCAGTCTGCAATTGGAACATGTTGAGTTCATGCTGACGTTCGTTCTTCTTGTCGAGGAACTTCAGCACTTCTGGTGCTAGCCGAAACAGGCCACCAAAGATAGAACCTAGTAAGCCACCTGATAGCAGGTCAAACATTACTTGTTCAGAATCTGATCAATGCGGGTATGAGCCTTATCTGCCGTTAGATGGAGATGCTCAACCTTTGCTTTGAGTTCTGCCAGGTCTGATCGGATCGCCACATAAGCACCAAAGGCTCCAGCGGCAGCACCAATCAATGCTTGCAAAACCACTGACATCGAGATTTCCATTTATGCCAAGCCCTCTCCTGGACATATGTAACAAACGCATGTGCCTGTCGCGGCAATGCCAGCAACATAAACGGTATTGCTTGTAGAGGCTTGAATACCTGTAATAACAACTCTTGAACCTGCTGGTATTACATGCACATCTTGCGCGTTACCTGATGTAGGGAATGCAGCCGTGACTGCATTGGTTCGTCCAAACGCTATAGCTACTACCGAAAGGCCAGAATTGACAATAGCAAATTGTTGGGCAGGTGTATCGACAGTGACTTCAACGTTACTGGTTGTCGCACCTGCCGATAAAACAACCGACGGGCCGGTTGCTTGAAAGGCGATATTACTTGCCACGTTTATTCCCCCACTGCTCAGCAGCCGTCATCGTTCCATAGCAGGGAGCGCCATTGGTGAACTTGGGCTGGAAGTTGGGGGTAACTTGCTTAGGTGTAGCAGCAACAGGCTTAACTATCACTTGCTTGCTTACTATTTTCATCGTCGTCATCATGCTTTGTTTCCTTTATCAAGGAGGGTAAAAACACCGTGATGGCAAAGATCAACAACGCAGCGAGTCGTTCATAAGTCGGCCCCCACATTGTCCAGCAAGCCAGTGCAAAAGTCATCGACAATGCCAAGATTGTCAATACCCTAGCCACCACCAATTTCAAAGAAACACGTACTACTTTCAACAGAAGATTTGAATCCATGCTCAGCCTCATGGGTTAGTTTAAGGTTCACGGATGTTACCTTAATTCGCATCTTCTTCGTCATCATTCATAAAACCACTTCCCCACGCTGCATCGTCTGCTTTCAAGCGTATGGCTTCCAGTTTCAAAGCACGGTCTATTACCCGTGTCTTATCAACCATTGAAGCCGCTGGGTCGGCCATGACTTCTGCCAACAACTTGCTGATTGCTTCTTCGAGCGCAGGGTTGATACCTGCCTGCTTTTTCCTCATCGGGTCATGCGGCGCTTAGGTTGACGGTCAGGCATCTTTGCAGGCATACGTCCTAATGCTCGCTGTGCTGCCAGCGAACCTGCTACTTCGTTACGACCTGCTTCAGCAGCCTGTGCTTCCTGGCGCTTCATTTCTTTGTTGCCTTCTGCTTTCATCATGACATCGTAGTTCATCGCATACCTCTCTTCGTTTTGCGAGCCTTGGAATAGGCAATAGCCGCAGCTTGTTTGACTGCTGCACGTTTGCTAGCAGGACGGCTGGTGCCAATCTTGCCACTTTCTTTGTAACCACGCACCATCTCACCAATGTTGGTAGAGATTGTCTTTTGACTGCTACCACGTTTAAGGGGCATTGGAACCTCCTAGCAATGAGCCTACTGGTTGAGCCGCTAAACCACCTGCTGTTCCAGCAACGACAGCCCTGAATAACCGAGCCGCTGCTTCGACACGGCGATTAGGATCAACCACACGATTAATAACTTGAACTTGCCTACGCAACTGATCAATCTCTCTTGAGCTTACAAGCGCAGAACCTTCTAGCGCCGGTATGACATTACGCTCAAATACATCATTGAGTTTTTCTGGAGCGACGCGAGACAACGAAAGTTCTAACGCACTTAAAAAGTCTTGTTTAGTGCGCCTATCATTGCCCAAGTAAGACGCTAGCCTGCGAGTTTCTTCAATAGACTTTGCGCCGGTAAGAATTGATTCAATTGTTTGAGCCGGATTCTTGCTGCCAAGTACGCTTTGTACTGCTTGCTCAGGCGTAGCAACCGCTTCAGGCATTGCAGCCTTGGCTCGCTTTTCCGCCTCACTCATAATTGCTTGGCGCTGACTCTCAACTTCACTTGCGCTAGCTTTGCGTTGCGCTTCGAGTTCACGCGCAAAACGCTGTGCTTCAGTTTCTCCTGCTTGCAATCTACCTGCTGCTAACTTTTCAGCACCAGCCATTGCTTGTGTAGCTTCTTTTTCCCCAGCCCTTTCTATTCTTCCTGCTTCGGTTGCTGCCTTTGTTTGGACACCAGCCGCTTTTGTTTGAGCCGTTGCTGGCAATCCACCCATCTCTGTACGCAAAGCAGTTGCTAGTTTCTGCCTACGACTTGCAACAGACTCTGCCGTTCCTAAACTGCTAGCAAACGTATCAATGTCTTGCCGAAGTTGCGGGAACCGTTCAAGCCAGCTACGGTTAGCAAATGCAAAGTCTGCAATCTGCTTGCCACTCTTTTGTTGAATCTGATCGGCTACAAACTTTCTTGCCAGTTGCTCTACTTGTTGCGCATTGCCACCAGCAAGCGCAATAGCCTCATCAACTGTGTCACGGTTCTTAAAGATTTGATTAGGCAAGTCTGCTGCAAAGGTAGAAAACTTGCTGAAATCAAAGTCTTCACGGCCAGTAAGCGCTTTGCCAAACTTGCTTTTGAATTGACTAATAGGCTGGCTATCTACTTTGTACTGATCCAGCGCCTTGCCAAAACCTGGAACAAACTCACGCTGAATGTTTTCAACAATCTCTTTAAGTTTTCCAGCCTGTTGCTGACCAATAGCATCAAACCCTTCAGCAGGCAGTCCAGCGGCACGATCACCAAGGAATCGGCGCAGATACTCTAACGACCTAAAACTAACTTCTCGATCTACAACGCTACCATCTTCAGCCACTGTGCGGCCAGTAATAGCGCTTTTCACACGATTCAATTGGTCGCGTATCTGGGGAAGGTTGACGTTAGACATCTTGGTATCTGGATTGCGCAAGATGTCGTTGATGAGTTCAATCCCTGATTGAAACGCTGTGGTCTGTTTGATTCGTGAGCCAGCCTTTTCTTTAGCTTCTGCTTCTGCAAACGCACCGCCCATGTTTGCATCTGCTGCTGTCTGACGTTCTGTACGCAAACCTTGCAAACGGGTGTCAATTAGGTTTCTTGCTTCTGCGCCAATATCGGCAATATTTGCCGGTTGACCAACCGTACCTAAACCACCTCTCGCTTGTGCTACACGTTGTTCACCAGTCTGTCTTGCACGGCTAGCAACTTCACGCAATCGTCCGACACGTTGATTGGCCTCAGTAAGAATACGCTGCGCTTCTTGCTGGCCTTGGTTCATCAAATCATCAGCACGTTTCTGCGCAGCCTGACGCAACATAGGCTCTTGATTGCGAGCCTCGGCCATAATGCGATCTGCTTCGTTGCGAGCATTAAGTAACGCCAATGCGGAACGTTCTTGCTGGGCTTTTTCAAGCCTAATCATTGCATTTTCAAACTGGCTTTGAAGACGGCCAGCTTGCTGTTCTGCCGCACCTATGATCTGCTGCGCAACCGTGTTTGCTTCGCCTTCAGCGCGTTGAAAATCTTCTTGCAGTTGCTGCTGCTTAGCGATGATGTTCTGCCTAGCTTGATCGTATACGCGAGTCTGAGCGCTTACATCTGTCGCCTCTCTGCCTCCACGCATCTTGGCTTGTAGTCTTTGTGCTGCTGCCTGCCTAGCAATTGATTCAGCAGAGCCGCTAGGCATAAGTACAGAACGTGCAGCAGTTGATGCGTCTTGCACATAACCAGTAGGCGCTGTGCGACCTAACATGCGACCAAGGAATCGACCTGACTCTGGTGCAACAATCTCAGCGCCAAACCTAACAGCTTCTTGCGCGGTTTTTCCGCCACCCATCGCCTCGGTAGCCTGCGCCCCTACTTCACCAGCAGCACCGCTAATGCCACCCATCAAACCTGAAGCAAGACGACCGCCACGCATGACTTGACCTGCCGCCATAAGCGGTACACCTAGAGGCGCAGTAGGAGGGAATGCAGAAGCGGCCATGCCAGCAGCAGTTATAAGTTCTGGCGCTACTAACCCAACACCTGTACCTGTCAATGCAGAACCAACTACCTGCCTGCCACGCTCCATAAGTGATGGAGGTTTTTGTTTTGTAGGTTCTTCGAGTGAAGGAACGCTTGACGCTGGCAAATCATCTCTAGGCACTGAAGTGCCACGCAATGAATTAGGAAGATCATCTTCAGGCACAGCAGCCATTATTCGTACTCCCAATTCCCATTACGAAACACGATTGGTTTGCCAGACTTTGATGTAGCTCGTTGACCTTCTTGCGGCCCAGTTTGAGCAGGCTGTTGAACAATTGTAGGCGTAGCAGTTGCGTATGGATTTACTTTTTCACCAGCAGCAACGCCTGTATTCATACCAGGCTGAACTTGTATCGCAGGCAAACCAGTAAACATCTGACGATATACGTTGATCGTATCTTGAACACCTTTGGACATAATCCTCATTTTTTCGTCAATAACTTCTGGTGTATCACCTGGTTGCGGCACTGCACCATAGTTACGCAATGCTTCAGCGCCAGTCACCGCCTTGCCTGATTGATCAAGGTAATACTTGTTTCGCATCCTAATAATTTTTGTCATGAACTGACGAACATCAGGATCGCGTTCAGTCTGTACCGCTTGGTTAAGAATCTGGCTTTGCTCAGCAGCCCATTCAAGAGGTCTTGTGTTCTGTATCTTTTCTTTCAATGCAGGGTTTTGTAAGTCTGCAATCAAATCATTGATGTCAGCAACAAGCACGTTATCAGACACAAATTTCTTAGTTACGTCAGCGCCAGGTTTAAGTGAACCCTGCTGTTGTTTAGCTTCTGCCAAATCTCTACGTAACTGATTGGTTTGGTTAGATAGCTCACGTTGCATCTGCATACGCTCACGGGCAAGTTCTGCCTGTTGCTTCATCTGCAATAACGTTTGCGATGCACGGTCAGAACCTTCCACCGCTTTGAATAGTGCTTCTTGTGCTTGCTTGTACTGACCTTGCCTCATTTGTGCGGCAAAGACGCTGTTTTGATGCTCAGCCTCTAAAACCTTTAACTCACCTTCTGCCGCCTTGCGATCTGTTTGCAACAGGCTCATAGCCTTGTTAAATCGATCAAGCACTTGACGATTGTTTTCTTTAATAGCTTCTACGTTCTTAGTGAAGACATCTAGTTCACGTTTGTAAACATCTTGTCTACCTTGACGGAAACCTTCTACAGCGCCATTAAGAGCTGCCAAAGCACCCATCCCTGATCGCTTAGTAGCACCACCAGTAAGGAAGCCAGCAACAATACTAAGGCCAAGTACGTTTCTGATGTCTTCCAGGTTTGCAGAGCTTGGTTCAAATGCTGGAATCTCTCTTTGACGATACTCAGGTGACTCGACAAGTGCTCGTTCTTTAGCAGCAAAATCTTCACCAATATCTTTTGTTTTTTGAGCCATGCCAATGCGTTGCTCACCAGTCTCTTTCATTGATGTTTCAGCTTCTCCACGTTGAGCCTCCATCAATCCTGGAAGTTGCTCTTCAGCGGCTACACCTCGCCCAATCCGACGTTGAATGCTTTGCTCTGGCGTTTCGCTGGCAGTAGGCGTTTGACCAAAAGTCGAACGCATTGCCCTTGTAATAGGGTCGCCAGTCGTACCAAGTGCGTCTTGCAATGCCATGTTAGCCACCCCCTGGGGTTGTCTGCGTCGTAGAAGTTGTTACTGGCGTTTGTACGTTGCCATAAATCGTACGGTACAAATTAGTCAACGTGGTGTTCAGCATGTCACGCGTTGCCTGATCTGCTGCGTATCCGGCTTTAATCGCTGCTGCCTGGTACTGATCACCAATGCCTGCAATCTTCAACCCTTGGTCTAATACATCTTGCGCTGCACGTTGTTCACGCATCACTGCTTGAGCCTGTGCTTGTTGCGCCGCAGTACCAGACGTTAGGCCGCGCTGTGCTAACTGTTGACGCTCTCTTGCTGCAAGTGCTTCTAGTTGCTGACGCTGTACTGGCGTGACTTGACCTGCTTGGCCTAGCCTCATCATCTCTTGGCCTAATGCACGTTGCGGTGCACCAATCGCAGCAATCTCACGCTGCATACGATCTGCCTGTCTTCCTGCCTGTCTTGCTTGTAATGCTGCCGCTAGGGTACCAACACCCGCCAAACCTTCTCTTGTACCAAGCACCTGTTTAGCGCCACCAAGAATCTGATCTTGAATGCTTTTAGGCTGCTCTGCCTGTGGAAAATCCATCTGCATTTGTTTTGGATCGTAGTAACGAACCTCTGGGATTCCCATATCGCTTGGCAAGCGTTGCGGTGCAGCAATAGGTTCAAACGTATCGTAGCTAAACCCTTGCGTTTGCATAGCAGGCTCAAACGTTTGTGCAGGTGGCTGATAGGTATCGTAAGTAAAACCACTGCTTATTTCTGGCATAGAGACAGGCTGCGTAAACGCCGCCCCTTCATAGCCGAATCCGTAATTTTCAGCATCATCTTGAAACTCAGGCAATCCTGTCATAGGATTAATGGTTCCAGAGCCACCATTAGCCTTGAGCATCTCTGCTTCACGAGGTGTAATGTGAGCAAGAACAGTGTCTTTGCCACGACCATGCTGGCGCACTAACTCAGCT